CCCCCAGCTCCTCCTCCGCCGCCATTTTCGTTACTAGTGCCAGAACTTCCAGAACCTATCCCTCCGTTTCCTGCTCCGGGAGAATCTCCTCCGTTTCCTCCTGTCGAACCAGAATTAATCCCTCCATCATTACCATTACCAAACGGGGACGCACTACCACCACCTCCGCATCCCCCTATAGAACCTCCAGAAGTATAACCCCCGTTTCCTCCTGAATTTTTTATATCGCCTATGCAAGAAGCAGAATTTCCTCCCAATCCTCCGGTTGAAGCGGTTCCTTTTTGTCCACTTTTTGCTAAACATCCCTGAGAAGTGTTTGTTGGGGCAGAGTTAGTGTTTTTATTAAACCAAGTATCTACCGGATTAGATCCTGTGATAGCAGTAGTTCCTGGTATTTGAATATAACAAGTTTGACTAGGAGAAATGATAACATTATTAGCTTTAGAATATGCCCCGGCTCCTCCAGAACCTATATTATCTCCATTATTTCCGGGAGCACCTCCTCCCCAACACTCAATTTCTTCTAATAATGTTGTGGTTGATGGAGCTGCCCAAGTAGTACCGGAAGATATTACAATAATAGCCATTAAAGATTTCCATCTAAAATATATACATTAGATGCAACAGATACTATAGAAGCACTTCCATATCTATTACTAATTGAAGTATTTCCTGTTCTTGAATATAAAGTAGTTCCTGACGCCACTAAATTAGCAAATCCTGCACTTAATTTAGTAACTACGCATCTAAATCCTATTGGTAATCCAGAAGGAATTGTAATTGCAATGGCTGAAGCATTGTTAACTGTTATGATACTACCCGAATCGTTTGCATTTAAAGTATAAGTAGTTCCTGTTTGAGTGTTAATATTAATATATTTACTTGAAACTATAGAATTAGATAATACAGCATTAGAAGAAACATTTCCCGGAACCGCTATATTGCCGGATAAAGAAATTAAAATATTTCCTGTAGAAGTGTTAACTGTTATTTGATTAGTATTACCAGTTAATGATAATACCACAGAATTAGCTTTATTAAAAGCAGAAATAGCAGTAACGTTTGCAATATTAGCTTGATTAAAAGCCCCTATAGTATTATGAATTGCCGTGTTAGCATAAGAATTGGCCGAATTTGCTTGGCTAAATGCACTAACTGCAGTAACGTTAGCAGAATTAGCTTTATTAAATGCTGCACTTGCAGTATAATAAGCTAAATTAGCATAAGAATTTACAGAATTTATATAATTATTATTAGTTAATACTAAATTATTTACTGCATTAACAGAATTTGCAGTGGCAGCTAAAGCTATATTAGTAGAATAAATAGTATCATTTAATAAAGTTATTCCATAATTACTAATTGTGGCTTTATTATTTGAAGTTATAATAGAATAATAATTATTAGGAGAATTTACATCTCTTAATTGCCAAGGAGAATATATTGAAGTAGTATTAGCTTCATCCCAACGTATAACTGCATTTGGAGTTAAAGGATTTAAAGATTCTCCTCTATTAACTATAATATAATCAAATCCGGCCCCTATTGACTGAGAAGTTACACTTCTAAATACTATTCTATCATTTCCAATAAAATTTCCGGATAGGATGTTATTTCCTGTGGTGGTAAAAATTCCAGAAATAGAAGTATTAACAAACGAAGCCGGTCCAGAAACAGATAAAGTAGATCCTGACCCTGCTATTTGCAGAGTTCCAGAAAATAAAGCATTATTAGAAACTGATAAAGAAGTTCCTGGAGAAGTTATATACAAAGTGCCGTTAGACTTTGTAAAATTGTTAGAAGTTAAGTTATTTATTTGAGATACGAGTTGATTGGTTATAATTAACCATTGACCAAAAGTATTTGCGTATTCTACTATATTAATTGCCATATTATTTTGATAGTAATTTAGACATTAAATCTTTAATTTCTTTTAAATCTGATTTAACCCCATTTAAATCAGATTTAATTGTATCTATTTCGGATAACTTTGATTTTATATTATTTATTTCTATTTTTTGTGTTTGGAGCATTTTTCTTTTCATTTTATAATCTTCTAATGCATTAGCATCACTATTAATCAAAGCCATATTAGTGATATCTCTTACTAATCCGGTTCCTGGTATTTTTATTAAAGTGTCCATAAATTTCCTACATTAAATCATTTCTGGAAGGGCTATTATTCTAATATCGTCAAAAAACGGAACAAAAGTAGAATCTGAAGTGCTTAATACTATTTTTATAGCATATTTACTAAAATTAGTATAAATATTTCCGTTAGTTAAACTAGTATAAGAAACTGCATTATTTGCTACATTATTAACTCCTGGTGCTGCCACATATTCATATAATTCGTTTCTAGTTTTAGAATATAGATTTTGTCCAGATATGGTAGTCATTAATTGCCAATTACCATCTTCAAATATTTGAGTGTCGTTTCTATTTAATATTTTGTAATAAATCCAAATATTAGTATTTAATGGTCTGTAAGCAGTATAATAAACTCTTAAATCTCCAGCATCAAATCCCGGAGATAATGAAACTACTTTAGTAATATATCTACTTCTTGCATTTCCACCTTTATCTGAAGTTTCTCCTGCTACTATAATAGAAGCATTGCTCCCTGTTCCATCTGAAATTGATATCGTTGGAGTTGATGCATATCCAGAACCAGGAGAAACCACATAAACACTTGTAATAACTCCGTTAGAAACATTAGCGGCTAATATAGCGCCAGATCCTTGGCCCGTTGAAGTTACTGTTATTACAGGAGTATTAGAATAAGAACTTCCCCCGTTAACAATTGTGATATTATCATTACTTAATTCTAAATTATTTATATTCCATTTAATGGCGTATACACTTAGTCCAGATTCAGCTATTACCGGAGATACTGTAGAATGTAAAGTTGATAATTTAGTATATAAAGAGAAAGAACTATTAGAATTTGCTATTAATACTCTTTTTCCTTGTCCATCATTTAAATAAATATTGTCTAAAGTAGCTGTTCCATATTGGCCCGGAGTAACAGAAACTTCTGCTAATTTAGTTTTATTAGATAATAATGATGCTGCATAAGTATAATTAATAGGGGCCACACTAAAACTTAAATCTGTTGTTGTTAAATTAAAAGCATCAACTTCTATGTCTTGGTTAGTAGTAAAAGAAACCGTATTAGAAGTTGCATTATTAGCATCTAGATAATAACTTATTGCATCGTCTATAATTTTTCTTTGTGGTAGTTTAGCTGGCAATACAAATTCAATAGTTTTAGAAGTAACAGTAAATTCACATCTACTAATTTCAAACATCATTGATTGATTTTGATCTGCAGTCCATGTAATAGAATTCTGAGACAAAAATAATGACCCAACATAAGGAGTGGTAGATATTTTAGGAGTAACAGTTGGGGTTGGCTCCGATAAAGAAGTTTTTATAGTAGAAGCTAATGCAAAATCCCCTAATCTCCCCGTATATATAAAATATTCATTAGAATTAGTTTTTAACATAAAAGCATATAAAATTTCTGGTCTAATATATACCGGAACTGGAAATACAAATTCCGTATAAGTAGAAGGATCTAATATGGAAGGGGAATCGGAAATATTTATATCATCTGTGTTCAATGTTACGATGGAATGATTTAAAGTGTCTCCATTTGGGTATCCGTTTAAAGTTCCAACGATAGATAATGTTACGGGTACATTATGATCTGTTGGTTTAGTTTTAAAAAATATTTTTATAGATTTTAAAAATGCTCCATAAGGATATGTATTATTAGATATAATAAAGGTTTGACATAGAGGATCTACGGGTTGATAATTTTCCGAAGAAGGGGTTGTTGGAGTTGAAGGTATAGTAGTAGTAACTGTATTAGAAGTTACTGTAGTTTTTATATCAGTAGAAGTTTTTCTATCGGTTCTAGTAAAAGTATTTTTAGCAGAACTAATATCAGGAGCAAAATCTAATTGTTGTTTTTGCACGCTCATAGAGGTTGCAAAAAAAGTGGCTTGTGAAAAAGTTGTATCAGTTCCAGGATTTCCGGCAATTCGGTTATCAATTCTAAATATTTTTTCTCCTGTATGAAAAGTGTTTTCTGGTAAATAAAATATACCAGAAATAGATCCTGTACTATCAGTTCTCAATGAGCCAGTGTTTCCGCTCGAAGGCATTCCCTGATAAGTTGGTTTTATAACGTAAGTGGAACCAATTAAATTATTGGCGATAGAAGTCCAATAAGTATTAGAAATACTACCCAGATTTGTAACTATATTTACGTTTGCTACATGAGAAATAGTATTAACAGAAGAAATAGTTCCTGTAATACCCCCTAAATTAATTCTACTAAACAAAGAATTAAATTGATTAAAGGTATTAGAAACTCGTGTTCCTATTAAATTAATAGCTTGTCCTATATAACTATTTGCATTTATTGTAGAATGAAACGCTAACGGAGATAATTGAATTTGTATTATATTATTAGATAAATCTAATAAAGGAACATTTCTAATAGCAGAAGATGAATGGATAGTTGAAATTATATTAGCAACCGAATTTACATTTATAGGAGTTCCATTAGCATTAAAACGTAAAGTTGCAATATCTTTTAATGAAGGTGTCCAAGTATTAGCATGATAGGTATCTGAGAATATATCTGATAATACATGTAAAAATGCTCTTCTTGTAGTATTAGCAGAACTAGTGTTAGAAGAATTTGAAGAAGCATTTGATATAGAATTATTTGAAGTAACGTTAATAATTTGTCCTGTTGGAACATAGGTTCCAGTTATATTATCATAATAACCAAAAACTTCTCCTGTTCTAAAAGAAGAATTTGAATCATATTCAACTTCAATGACATTAGCAATTCTTATTCTATCAGAAACATCTACCCCATCAAAGAAACAACTTACATTTGTATTAATAGACATTCCATGAGCAGAAAACGAAATTTGTTGTGCTCTAATATAAGGGTTTAAACTTACATCAGTAACATATCCATTAACATTATTATAATTATTTCCTAAATTATTCCAATATCCAGAAACGTCCTTTTTTTCTGACGTAGTGGTTGTGGTAGTGGTTGTGGTAGTTGTAGTAGTTGTAGTGGTAGTGCTGCCAGAAGTGCTTCTATTAGATTGGTTTTGGGTTGAAACAGTAGAAGTTGATCCGATAGCTTGCCAATTACCACTTGATAAAGTATTTAAAGTATTACTTTGCAAATATAAAGTAGTATCAGGATTTACTATTAAAAGATCGGGTAAATATTCAGTACTAACCCAATTATCCATAGGAGGAAATAATTTACAAATTCCTTCTTTATTAATAAAAGCAAAGGGATTTAAATTTTCTGTTCTACTAGCAATAGTTTGAGAAATAATAGGAATTTTTGTATATGGAAGGCTAATATAATTAGTATAGCCATCTGTATCAATAGTATATCCTAATCCAGAATAAACTGCAGAATCTAATTGCCCGAAATTATTTAAAGTATCTCTTAAATGAAGAGGGAAATTTTTAATATTGTGAGTAGAAGTCATTTGTTGTCTAATAGGATCAATAGACGCAACAAAATCTTGATTAGTAGTATCAGCAGTTTTAAAAGAAGAAAAATTATCTGTTAAAATACCATTTTTAAATCTATTTAATCCAAGATCATCTTGAATTTGTAAATTTTGGGCATTTTGTTCTAGAGTATTTAACGAAGTGTAATATTCTAATCTTCCTACTCTACTTTCAAGATCTGTAATATCTTGCATTCTCCATCTTTTATGATCTATGTATTCAATAGATAAAGAAGGAATAATTCCTGCATATTCTCCCGGAACCCAAGAAGTATATGGTTGATGAGTTAGTCTTGCTATGAGCAAAGACCCGTCAGGTTCTTTTGGCTCCTGCGGAGATAAAGAAGATAATCCTTCTAATAATAAAATTTGTTTATCTTTTGTTAATAATAATTTATCTATTCTTGGTAAATAGTATCCATAATCCATTATGAAATTTGATACATCTTCTGGAAGATTGATGCCGTCTGCGGTATCTATTTGATAGGTTGCTATAGCATTTTTTCTTCTAGGTCTAAAATCTAAACAATCTCTTAAATTATAAATTCTTCCGTTTTTTGCAATATAAGACCCTATTAATCTATAATCTTCCGGACTAGAAGATAATGGAGATAAATAAGAATTAATTGAAAAATATCCGTCCCCGCCAGAATGATCGTAATAATTCAATTGAATTAATAAATTTCCTCTAGGTGCAGGAGCTCCTTTAATTAAAGAAATTGAAGCATGATCATAAATTCCATCGCGTTGTCCATTATCTAATGTATAAAAACGAGTTACATCATATGAAGGATTAGATAACATAGATACTGATACTGCAGTATTAGCATCGCCAGAATCAACAATCTTAACAATTTCTTTTACATCAGAAATATACAAACTTTGTTTTCCTGTTATTCCAGACAAAACATTCTTTTTAATATAAACTTGTGCATGAGTAGTATCTACAAAAACATTAGAAGATACTTCTGTTCCTGCCAAATATACTGCAGAATTAGTAGTATTAACTAAATTTTTGATTTTTAAAATTCCAGTAGAATTTGTATAATCGTTACCATTGTTTACATATGCTTTAGCAAATACTGTGGCGGTAAAATTATTTAAATCTGATACAGTGATAGTAGCAGTTAATTGATCTACAGAAATAGAAACACTTTTCCCTGCAGTATTAGAAAAACTTAATATTTGTCCTACATTTAAACTGGGATTACTTCCAGTGTTTGTAACTACTACTATAAAATTATCATTAATAGTATCTACAGAAAGAGTTCCTGTAGTCATAAATTTTAAAGTTCCGGGGGTGCCTGGAAATGTTATGGTAGCAGGGGTGCCGCCGCCTAAAGTTTGAGAGGCAAATACTTGAGTAGTATAATAAGAAGTATTTGCCACACTATTATCTTTTACAAAAGGTTGACCAATAGAAAATATTAATTCTGGGCTTTCTGTATTAAAAATAACAGTATCTTCTGTTGGAACTCCATTATATTTACTAGAAGTATTAATGAAAGCAGTATTAGTAATTCCGGTAGAATATGCATTAGAATTAAAAATTGCCTCTACGTCGGATACGTCAAATAATAATGATACATTAACATTTGCTTCTGGGGTAAATGTAAAAGGGGGAGTGACAAAAGCATATTTTGAAATTGCATTATAAGAATAAATACTTCTAACATCTGTAGCAGAAATTCCATTATTTAATCTGATAGCAACACCACCAAATGCATTTGCGACATTTGAAAAATAGTCAGGAAACTGTATAGAATTAGCGGTTGCGCTTAATGCATTAAAAGACAAAGTAGAATTTTCAATAGTGTCTAATCTCATTTTATAAACATAAGTATAAGGATTGGCTACATTTGAATATCTTGAAAATTCTAAATTTCGTACTCTTGCGGTTCCTGCTAAAGTGCTATTATAAGCCAAGGCATTGGCAGTATTAGGGGTTGTTACTATATGAAGATCTATATTTTGTAAAGTAGAAGTGTTAAATACTCCAGCAACATTATCTACATATAAATAATTTCCATAATCTAACGAAATTGATCTATTATTTTCATAATTATAATCTCTTGCTCTGTTAGAAATTATATCAAAATCGCTTTGATTTTCTACTATATAACCTCTAACATAAGCTTTACCTTTTCCAACTCGTAAAGTATATGTATTTGAAGATGCATTGTTAGCAAAAGTACTTAATTTAAATTTGTTTACAACATAATCTCCGTTAGTATCAAAAGTTCTTTTTGCAAAATAGTCGTCAATAATTGAATAAACAGTTTCATCAACTTTTCTTACTATATTACCGTTAACAATTCTTAACAATTCAATAAAATTATCATCATTTCCTAATTGTAATGGTTTTGATACTAAAGTTAAATTTATTTGATACCTATCAGCTCCGGGGGCTTGATAATTAGATGCTCCAATAGCAGGGTCTAATAAAGAAGAATCCATAGAACTATCTACAATAATTTCTTCTACATTTAATCCTACTCTTAATGAAGGAGAATTGGAAGTTTGGTCTAAAATAATAGTTTGTTTATCAACCCCAACAAAAATTCCATTCACATAAAAAACCCCTTCAGTGATAGAGCAAATAGAACATAATCCTGAACTAGGTAAATATGAAGAAGATGAACTTACTACTTGCGCTCTTAAAGTAGAATTTTTTACAAAAATAGCATCAGAATCTACAAATTTTTCTCCAGAAAGATATGATAATATCAGCGTAGGAGGAGAAGTAATTTGGCCAGAAGAATTAGTAACTTTTTCACTAACTGCTACTACTTTTGCTAATACATTTCCATTGGAATTGGTTATAGTAGTATTATTAAAATTAGCAGCAACAACATCTTGATTATTTTGGTCAATAGGATTTAATTTTAAATAATAAACATTAAAATTAGTAGTTATATCCCCACCAGAAACAGGACTATTTTTTTGAAAAATATGATCCCCAAATTTGGTAATTTGGTCTTGTAATATTGTTTGCGATTGTGTTAATTCTCTTGCTTGGACAGCTTTATCGGGTCTAAACAAAATCCTGTGAAAATGTTTAGTAGCATCAAAATCGTCTCTATAAGGGGATGTTGAAAAATCTAATGCCATTATATTTCTACTCTTTTAATATTTTAATATTAATCTAAAATTTTCTGTATCTTGAGCATTTCTATTTATATTAGTTCTATTTTCTATATAGATAAAATCTCCAGAAAAATTTATAAAATTTGATGTTGTTGTTTGTAAAGCAATTCTAGATGCTCCAGAATTTGACCCAAATATAGGATAATTTACACTAATATCTCCGGTTGAATGAATTAAATATAATATAGAATTTGAAGAATCATATGATAAAACACTTCCGGTAAAGGTTGAATTAGCTAAACTATCTCCTTGATATATTATTTCATTATTTATATAATCTATAGAGCCCGAAGACATAATGACAGAAGTATAAGCATAATATATATCTGAATTTGCTAAATTAGGATAAGTATCATATGCATAAGGATTAACTAATAATCCTATTTGGTTATAATAAATATCAGTTGGAATTTTATTAGATTCTGATCCAGAAAATTCAGTAGAAATCATTAAATGATTACATCCTAATTCTATCGGAGGATTAAACCCATGCCCGCCGATAGGAGAAATAGAAAAAGAAGTTTGTATTCCATTTCCAGAAAACCCGGGAGCAGGAACTATATTAACATTAGCATAAGTGTAATTTTTTCCTATATTATCCATTCCTATTTCTACTATGGTATTTCCTAATACTTGCGCAGTAGCAGAGGCATCTGTTCCGTCTCCTGTGATTAATACTATAGTAGTATTTGTTCCGTCTGTATAATTATTTCCTCCGTTAACTACATTTATTACATCAATAGAACCTATCCCTACGGTTTCTAAAGGATTTGTTATATTAGTAGAAATAGGAATTGGCATCCACTCATCGGTAAAAAACTTTTGTTTTAATCCTTGATTAATAGTATAAATATATTTCCATTTATAACCATCATTAGTTTTTACTATTTGATTAACGTCGAAAGTTCCTACATCAAAAGTTGGTTCGTCTGTTGATAATATTGCATTTTTTATAGTTCCTCCTGATTGATATGTCGTATTTGAAGTATAAGTACAAGTTACTGATCCTACGGAACTATCTATTACTAATCTAGTTCCGTTATATTCCGAAGGAATTATATTTTGTAATGTTACATAATTTCCTATTTGAAAAGTTCCTCCTTCATGAGAAATTATCATAGTAGAATTTGCTACATTAGAAGAAACGTTTGTAATATTTACTGTATTATTAGAATTTATATTATTCCACAAACATTTAAAAATTTGATCAAATCTATTTCTAACATAAAATTGTTTTAATAATTTCCCGTTAGAATTTTTTTCTAACAAATCTACGGTGTCTGAGTAGGCTTCATAATAAGTATTAGCTTTCCAATCTATTCTTTCTATTATAGGACTAATTTCATTAATATTAACTTTTTTCAATGCAATAATATTTTTATATAATAGTTTAGATTCATAAATTGTTTGAATAGGGGTGTTTGGAGAAAATTGATCAGTAGAATTAGCATTTAACCCTATAAAACAATATAGATTATTAATTAAAGCGCTATCATAGGATAATCTTGTAATAGGAGAATAATAATATTTTCTTATTTCATTCGTAGAATTATTATAAGTTAATATGCCATTATTAGCAGTCATTAAATATTATACCCCAATAGATTTAGTTGCTATTAAATAAGAACCAGAAACTATATTTGCAACTGCTCCTCCGTTTGCGGCATATTGAATAAATACGTTGCCTGAATTGCTTCCATTAATAATAGATCCTGATATTTTAATTAAAGTGTTAGAATTACTCGAAGCATAAACAATATCACTTAAAGTATTATTTGCTATTAATATAGATAAAGAATTTATAGAATTTGCATGATATATTGAAGATTTTATAGAAGCCCCTGAAGGAATTCTTATTGCAAATTTAATTCCGTTATTAGAAGAATTAACTATTAAAGAAGATTCAAAATTCCATACATCAGAAGATGATATTGTAAAATATAAATTACTATCAATCGCAGTTGCGGAAGAGGTTGAAATTGTTGATAATAAAGTTTTAGAAATTATATTATTAGAAACTATTGTATTGGCTGTATTATATGCATTATAAGCATTTACATTTGCAGTATTAGCTCTATCAAAGGAAGCATTGGCAGTATTAAAAGCCGCAACTGATTGTAATAATGCCAAAGTATTGCTTAGATATATTCCTAAATTGGTTGCTGTAGTTAGAAAAGAATGTTGGGTGTCAGGGTTTACAGCTAATACTAAAGTATTAGGAGTTACGTTAGATCTTGTAATATCTGTTATTTTTATTATGGTATTTGCCATAGTATTATTTATATTAGATTATGAAGGAATAAAAATTATATCGTTGTTTTCTGTTGCTAATATATTATAATCAAAATCTGCAGAATTTAAGGTTGTTCCTACATTTCCTAATCCGCTTCCGGTCATTTGATGAATTAGATTAGATATAATTAATATAACGTTATTAGTTTCTAATATAGAATTATAAGAATAATTATATTCTACTAATATATTAGCAGTTGAATAATTTCTTTTAATAGATATTAATTGAGTATTAGAAATATTTCCAACATTAACAATTGAATTTGAAGTATAAATTATCCAATTAGTATAATCTATGTTGGCTATTGGAATATCTACATTAGAACCTATAGAAATATAATCATTAGCAAATGCCATATCTAATAATTTATTATTAGAATCAGAATAAATTCCTCCTGTTATAACGTCATATTTGCCAGTGACATTGGCTACATGGATAGAATTACTAATAGAATTTGCATATCCAAAAGCAATATTATTATATTTTAATATATAATCGTCTTTGATTAAAATTGTAGAATTTGCATCATCTACAGAAATTATTTGAGAATATACATTTTGTAATTTGTTTGTTCTTAAACTTATATAAGAATTTTGTAATAATACTGCAGATAAATATGTTCCTGTTAATTCAGGATGTACATTATAAAAATTAATTGTATTAGAATAATAAGTATTAGGAGTTATTGTTGCATAAATATCAGGATGAGTTAATTTTTGGATTGGAATGGTTAAGGTTTGAGAAGAAATTTTATCAAGATTATTTGATATTTTACTTTTTATTAAGTTTCTTCCTATTAGTTTAGTGCCAGTAGGATGTAAAATATCTAATACCATTTGCTTATATTTTTTAAATGATTGCTCTACGCTTAAAATATAAGTATAATTATTGTAAATTTCTCCTTGTAATTTTGAATGGGAACTAGGATGAGAATCTTCGTTCAAATAAGAGCCTTCTCCTATAATTGTTCCAGTAATAAAATCTGCATTAGCTTTAGCTTTTCCATCTCCATATAAATGAAGTCCATTAGTAAAAAATGAAGAAGAAAAGGTGTCTATGAAATTCATACTCAAAGATTTACTATTAATTCCATTTCTATCTACGTATAGTGGAATTCCTGAATTCAAAGTTCCGTTATAATTATAAATTCTTAAAGAATAATAATTTTCAACTATATCTGAAATTTTTGATATTGAATCTACTATTCCTAAGAAAGTTGGTGCATTTGCATCTGTTTGATATACTAATTCTCCCTGTCTTACAATATCTAACAAGCTAACATTACTTACCACCAAATCTTGAATTTTTAAATATACGTTTGGCTGGGCGACATAATCTTCGCCAAAATTCACCATAGAAATTTCTAAAATTTGTCCTATTGCTTCAGTGGTCATAGAAATATCAACCCCATCAGCTAATATAGAAGAAACTTTTAATATAGCATTATTTCCGTTGGCAGTATTAATAGTTAAAGTTGGTAAATTTTGGTTATCATATCCTAATCCTCCTAATGGAAATTGGTATGTAGTATTGTTGCTATAAACATAAGATACTGATACAATACTGCCATTAGAATCTACATTAGAAATATTAGCATATGCACCAAATCCACTTCCTCCATTAAAAACTATAGTTTCTCCTATATTATAATTATTTCCTCTATTAATAATAGAAATAGGCCCTAAAATTCCAAGTTTTTTTATACTTCCATTACCATTATCGGTCGGATAATAAGAATCTGTAGATATACTAGGAAGTGAAGAATACTTAGAACCCCCACTTGATAAAGAGATTGTAGAAATTGGATAAGTATTTAGACTTAAAAATGATAATGCATTTGCTAACGTTGTATTAGCATCTGAAATTGCAATATTAGAAAAATTATAATTAGACGCATTTAATGCTATATTTGATTTACTTAATATTGTATCAGTAGGAATAAATGCTATTAATGAAGGAGAAGTATTATTTACCCCGGTTATAGCAATATTTGCTCCGCTTCCTCCTCCGCCAGAAAGATTTATCACACTATTAGGAGGAAGTCTGAATCCAGACGAACCGTTATTCAATATTATAGTTTTTATACTTCCTTGAGAAGTATTTGATACTATAGCTGTAGCCCCAATAGGATTATCAATATCAGGATTTAATCCCCCTGTAATAATAACAGGATCTCCTATTTCATAATATAATCCTTTATTATTCGGATCTATTACTATAGTAGGAATAGTTCCTACTATTTTAGCTCTTAAATTTGTTCCATTAATAATAACATCTTGATTATTATTATCAATAATTCTTATAAATTCTCCAGAAGTAAAATCTCTTATTATATCAGTTAAAAATATTTCTGTTTTAGATCCTGATATTTGACTTCTTTCAATTTTGGCAAATGACTTAGATATTTCCCCTACTATTCTATAATTATCAATTTGTAAAAACCTAGGATCTAGAGAATTTATTTTAATACTTTTTGGAATTATCCATTTTCCTCCAGATGCTATTAATACTGCAGGATAAGTGTCATAAACTTGTGCTTCTGAATTGTAAATTGCTCTAAATAAAAATTTAAAAGAATCTTCTGTGCCTTTTCTTTGATAAAATTCTTTTGAAAATTTTACTAATTTTCTTTTATCAGCTAAACAATCTTCTGGAAAATAAGGAAGAAATTCATTATAAAAATATTTTTCAAATTCATCTAATGTATAGTCAATGTCTTTATAATTTAATAAATTTTTCTTTCTATCTTCTAAATTGTTATTAGTTTCTAACCATTGGTAATAAGCTTTTAAAAAACTTATAAACGTTTCGTAATTTTCATCATCCCTAATAAAACTAGGAAGTTGATGTTGGATTAAAGAAGAATTTTTATAATTATTAGGAATTGTCATTTATATTATTCTTTGACAATAGGATTTACTATTATAGCATTACTATCATTTATATCTAAAGTTATTAATTTATCTTTATTAGAATAAATAATATTAGATTCTGGTAAAACATTTATATTTAAAATTCCTAAATCATTGTTTATATTATAAGGATTAAAATTATGAAGAGTTATTTTTCCGTTTAAATAATCTACCGTTCCTACATTCGTATTTAATATATATTTAACTCCATTTAAGTAATAATAAGATCTCAAACTACCATATTGTCCTTGTAATATCGCTCTTGCAGATCCTAATAATCCACCGCCTCCAGTTATTTGTACTATCGCTTGAGTATAACCAGAACCAGAATTAGTTATGGTTATAGATTGTATTTTTCCGTTTACTATATTTGCTTCCGCAGTTGCCCCTGTGCCATCCCCAACTATTGTTATTGTAGGTATTGAGGTATACCCATATCCAGGATTTATAATTTCTATTGAAGCTAAAGAAGTTGTAGAAGCAGGAACTTCTTCAATATATACATTTTCTCTAATAATATCATTACTAGAAGCGTCTATATATTGAAAAGAAGGAGTTACATGAACAGATTTTCCGAAAATATCTCTTTTAATTTTAGTGGCAAAATCTACTTCATAAGATTCAGAAGCTTTTAAAATAGGAGTTATTTTTTTCTGTAAATATATAATATTTTCGTTGGTTATAATAGATTGATTGGAATCTTGTACGGATGTGATTAAATCTGATAATACAAAAGTTGAATTAAATGTGTTAAGAGTAGTATTGGCAAATGATACTATTGCAGAGGTAATAGTAGATTTTAATTGTTCTGAAGTTAAAGTAGTTTTTCTTGGATCATATAAAGTCGTATTATTGATAATTAAATAAGTATAATCAACGTCTACTATTACCGGATTTACGGTTCTAACTGAAATATTTTTTATAAGTTCTTGTTCTATTTTATTTTTTTGATTAGGAGTTATTACATACCCGCCTTTAGGTTTTATTGCAATATAAACTTTCCCATATACCGGAGGATTATTTTCTTCTCCTCCCCAAACATTTACTGAATCTATTGGAAAATTTCCGGAATTTTTTTGTATTAATGTTATGTAATCATTTACAGAAACCGCTCTTCCTTGTGCAGAATATGATTTAGGGGCAGTATATTTGATAGAATTTAAAGATTCTTTTTCTTGTCCGTTTGTTGCGGGGGTTAATGGAGTTATAACTAAAGAACTATAATCTCCTATAATAGTTTCTACTAAATTAAAAGAATTAGCAGAATTTCCATTACTTCCTAATGAACTTAAATAAGATAATATAATAATGTTTCCGTCTACTAATGATCTCCCTAATATTCCATCTCCAAAATAAATTTCGTAATATCCATCTAAAGATTCTTGTATAAAATATACTTTTGAAGTTCCATCTAATTGTAAATTATCATCTGGGGTTGTATATATATCAATATAATTATTAGTAGAAGAATCTTGTACAAAAACTTGTAAAGTAGTTAAGTCTATATTAGGATCTGGAATTTTGAATATTTTATTAGTATTTGTTTGTGATGAATAAACAAATTGATAGGTAATAGGTTCGCCTTGTTTCAATGTAACAGAATCAAAAACAACATTATTTGAACTTCCTTTATTCCCTATATGTTCGTCTATAGTAACAAAAGTATAATTTACTCCGTCTATAGATTCTGATAAAAATCTAGTAAATTTAGGAACTGTTAAAGAAGAAGATAAAACATTATTAAAAGTTAATTTAACAGTGGCAGTAGGAGAAGAAACAGATCTGGGATTATAACCTAATACTTTAGCATGAGAAATCACAGAACTTCTTTTAGTTGCCGAATCTAAAAACATTTCATTAGCAACCATATTTAAATAATACCCATTATAATGAGTATTATAAGCTAATACATTTAATAAAACAGATAAAGCAGATCCCTCAAAATTATAAGAATTAAAAGTAGATTGTCCATTTAAAAATGTTTTTAAATTATTTTTAATAGTATCAAAATCTAAATCTACTATATTTATATTTGAATTTGCTGCCATTAATTTCTCTTTTATATATTATTTATGTTATATTTTAACGAGTTCTTTCTAATAAAAATGTTACGATAGAAGGAATTGCTTGATTTTCAATATAATATTGAATAGTTACTTCATAAGAATTTTCATCTTGAGAAGTTTCTACTGAAATATTAATTAATTTAACTCTAGGCTCAAAATTTTGAATGGTGTTTTTTATTTCTTGTTGTATAAAAGCTGCAGTTAAAGGAGTGGCAGGTTCAAATAACATTGCTCTAATATTACTTCCTATTTCTGGGTGAAAGGGAGATTCATAATGATTAGTTAATACTAAATTTTTGACGGCCCTAGTAATCGCAAGATCATTAGTAGATAATACTAAATCTTTTTTTACCGGATGAAGTTGAAAGGTTAAATCTAAATCTGTCCAAATAATATTATCTTGTAATGCCATTTATTAATCTCCTGATATATTTACATCTGGAGCAAGTACATTAATAGATCCTCCAGAAGTTACGTTTACCATAGAAGTTCCTATAACGTTTATTGCTCCTGGGGTTAAAATATCTGCCCCAGTGGAAGAAATAATTGATAATTTTCCTGTAACAGTTACAGTACAAGAACCTTTTACTACAATATTTTGATTTCCTTCGATTGTAATAGTTTGTGAACCTTTTACTAAATGCGTTTCATTTTTATCTATTTCTTGAGTTTTATTACCTTTAATTAAAATATCACAATCATCGTCTAATTCAATATTAGTTTTACCTTTAATTCTAATATTTCCAACTTTTTCACAAGTTAAATCTATATTGCCTCTTACGTTAATTTTATCATTTCCATGAATTATTTCATAATTATTTCTAACTATTTTTTCTAATTTATCTCCGTTAGGATACATTTCAATAGCGGTTCCTGTTCTATGCGATAACAATATATTTTCTTTTCCTTTTGTATCGTCTAAATCAAAAACATGTCCAGATTCGGTGTATGTTGCATGATTATAAGGATAATTAGAATTATAAGAAGTTTCAGGTTCTTCCCATTTATTATTTCCAACAGAATCTACTTTAACTTTATGATCTTTTCTAAATTGTATTAATGTTTGATCAATTTTTTCATTTCTTCCTAATCTTGAAGTAGTTGGCTCGTTTAAAATATTAGGATATCTGGCAGGTTCTTTATCTACATAAGAATATCCTTCTTTATCGGATAATTGCCTAGATTCTATATCTACTGGACGTTCTTCTAACGTTTTCCCTGGATCAGAGAATCCTACATTATTAGGATATAATTTTTCTGGAATTTCATTAAATTTTCCAAAATAGTAAGGATATTGTTTTTCTTCCCCGTCTATATAAAAACCAAATATCATATCTCCTTCTTTGGGGGCATGAACTGTATTAGTCATATTAGGGGGAATTATAGGCTGTGCCCAAGGAATTTCTTCAGTTGGAATTAAACTTTTATTTTCGGTGTGAGCATAAAAATCTCTAATTCTTACTCTTCCAAGTTTTAAAGGATCTTTTCTGTCTTCTACTATTCCTAAAAAGAATACAAATCCATCAAATCCCCATAAATTTCTAATTTCTTTCATATTAAGTGTCCGGTTGAAAAGTATCTTGTGATCGGATGGTCGTCCATAATTCAGATTCGTTATTAAAATCTATTAACGGATTTATTAAACTTTCATTACAAATTTCTAATATAGTATCAAAAGTATTTTCTTGATTTAACACATGATGAAGTGCAGTTACTATATAATTACCAGAATAATATTTGTCTAAATATCTTTTATTTTGCCCAGCTCCCCTTTCAAAATCTGTAGATGGAATTTCTACTAATATTTTATTTCCTGCTTTTATATTAATATTTCCGGGAATCATTATTTTTAATTTTATTGCATCGTTTAAAGATAATTGCGCTAATCTATAAGGAATAGTTTTTTCCACATTATTATCTTTTATAGAAGGTTCGTTTTGTTGAATATATGGATTTTTATTTTGTCCTGTGGTTGAATAAGCTGTTTTAATAACAGCGTCAGGATATTCATTTTGTTTCTTTTTAAATCTATTTTCTGCATTGCTCATTATTTTATATTGATTTAAATGAGGAACACTAGGAAAATATTTTTCATAGTCAAAATTAGTATTAGAATGAAGTCCTCTTATTGTATCAACAGTAATTAATTTATTAGCCCATTGCCCGTTCATAGTAGTATCAATAGTATCAAATCCTTTTATTATTTCATATGAAATAATATCAGCCATTTTATCCCCCATACTAATATCAAGATTTTTAGTTCCATAATAAAATCCCTTAAATTTAGTGCCTTCTGAATTAGTTGGTTTAGTTACTTCTTGTTCGTATAATGATAATAAAGATCTAAAAGTAAATCCTTTTCTTGTACAATAAAATAAAAAAGGAGCCCCTTGGGTTCCTCCACCCCCTACTGGAATGGCTTTAGTGCAAAGCCAATTAATAGCTTCAAACGGTTTAATATTAGGGATTACAATATCATATAATCCTTCTGTATCTTCAAAAGTATCTTTAAAATTAGCAGGAATTTTTAATATATTATCAACAATATCATGAACAATATCTACAATTTTTTTATTTTTATAAGATTTGCTAATTTTTAATTGTTCATTTAAAAAAGCTTCTTCTCCACATAAATGAATAACATAATTTTCATTTTGATCTTTAGTTAATCTTCTTTTTGAAGTTTTATATGATCTAAATATTTTATTATTAGGATTTCCTATAGCTGGTTTATCAAAACTTAATAATACTCCTTCATGACCCGACATAGATAATCTTTCATGCCAATTTCCAGAATCATTTAATACTAATTCGGCAGATAAAAAATTTGAATATATATCTTCGTAATAATGAAATTCTACTGTAATTGGTCTAATTTCAATATTTTGTTCAGAAGCTCCTGCCAATCTTACATGATAAACATATAAATCTTGAGGATGAGAAATTACATTATTATCTGAAACAGTTGGCGATCCTGCAGGATAATTTCCATGTACGGGAACCGTGGGTAGAGTGGCAGAGCCTCTGGTAGGGGTGGGTGCTAATGCCATTATATTATCCTTGTTGTTTCATTAAATAAGTTAATTCGTCTACCACTTGTTGTGCATATTCCTTTTTTAATAATTTAATAGTTCTTTTAGATTCATTCATATTAAATTCTGTATCGTATATAGTTACTAAAGGATTTCTTCCTATTTCGTATACTACAGTCTTTCCTTCAGATAAATTAACAGTAAAAGTTTGAGGAACTGTTAATTGATAAGTTTCGTAATTTATAATATAAGTATTTGATAATAAAACATCTTCTGTCACTGAGTCTTTTATTGTAACTGATTTAGTATATCCATAATTAGGATCTGTAGTAATTTGAGACCACGCTAAACCAGTCATATTATTAGCTAATCCTTGTTCGTAATATTTATCTTCTACATATTCATTAAATTGATCGTAAGATAAAGGAAATTCAAAAAAAGGATCTAATATATTATTAGTAATTAAAATTATCCAATGCTTTTCAGAATCCCCATAATATTTATCGGCAATATTTTCTGGGGTATCTTTATCTTGTGTATCATAATCATAATATAATAAAGAACTATTTAAATAATTATCATTTATCTTAACCCTAGTTAATATATCAGTAACAATTTTGTTATTATAATAAACTTTAGGAAATTTATCGAAATAATTAGGCATTATAATATATCCAATTCTGCTATTTTTTCTTTCGTCATTATATCTAATTCTTTAAATCTTAATGATAAAATAGTTTGCACTGGCATTCCCCCTGTATAACAAGACCATCCATGAGGAGCATAATCGTAATTACAATCTGTTAGTACACAAGTTGAAATTCTATGAATATTTCTGTTTTCTTGGCCTTGATACATAAAAGCAATATCAAAAGTTGAAGGGGTAACAAAAAATCTTCCATAATTAGGATCAACTTCTGGGGCCATATGAAATTTAAAAGCATTTATAATATTTTTAATATTAGCAGCTTCGCCCTCATCATAAGGGGTTAATACAAAATCAAATTGAAAAGTTCTTAAATCAATTCCTCTAAATAATAATTGCACTTGAGGATTTACTGCATAATTAGAAATTTTTAATAAGTAATTTCCTAATCCTCCCATTCCTCCTTTATTCAATAGTGGTTGTAACATATCTATTACAGCAGGACTAATATTTCTTATTGCTTCAGCTCCAAGATTTCTATTAATTTGGTCTTTTAAAGTTCTAAGAATTCCAGAAGTATTTTGAACCGATCTTAGAAAAAGTCCTCCTGCATCAGACAGGCTTGATTCCTGCCAGTCGGTCGAGAGGGAACCGTTCATTGAATCGGGTAAGTAGAGGCTGATCGCTTGACTAATTGTCTTTGTTTGTTGAAATTGTATAGTGGAACCTCCAGCAGTAATCCCTGATCCAGCAAAATTAGAATTATTTCTAAAAGGTTCTACTACTTTATAAGCAGTTCCCCCTGGATAATTATAATTGCTTCCTTGTAAATATCTTGAAGTGATGCTAGAGTTAATATAGAACGATATATAATGCCCAGAGCCTAATATATTATCAAAATTCATAGGATATTGTAATCCAGAAAAATTAAATCTTGAATTTCCTCCTAATAAAGACGCTAATGGATTTCCTATTCCTAAATTAATATTAAATGCCATTAATTAATTTCCTCTATATATTTTGTACATTCTTTTTGAGATTTTCTTTCTCCTTTATTAACAAGATGCATTTTACTAAAACACAAATTATTTTCTTTACAGAATTTATTTAGACTTTTTTTTATTATTACTAATTCCTCTAAAGAATTTGTAAATTTATATATTCTATTTTTGTTTGGAATATAATCAGAAAAATTAACATTTTTATATTCTTCATATAAAATTGCTATATTAGACATTGTTAAATTGTTTTCTTTACAATATTGGTTTAAATTTTTAATTTTTATATGATTTCCTTCCAAATTTATAAATTTCCATTCTTTAGAATTTAATTCTTTTTGTTTTTCAATTTTTTCTCTTGATTGTTTATATCCAAAAGTTCCTTGTCTTCCTAATGTTATATTATAACTATTAGAATTCTTAAATTTTATAAATGAATTATATTCTCTAATAAAATATTCTTCCATTTTTTTTTTTTTTTTTTTTAGTATGATCTCTATCTTTGAATTTATATAAAACTTTCCAAGAAAAATTTTCTTTTTCATGTTTATTAATTCTCTATAAAACGCATAATTATAATTTTTAAAGTTTACTGGTTTTAAATGATTTTTTATTTTATTAGACTAATTAGAATCAAATCTTATATAAACTTTCTCATTAATTAAATTGGTAGTTTTATAAATTGTGTATACCTTTTCTTTTTTGTTATAAATGTTCGAGCTGATATTCCGCAATTGTCATTCTTATTAAATTTTCTTATCTAATTATTTATAATTAAAATCAAAAAGTTAATATAAATATTAAAGAACTTTTAGAGAAATTTAGGAAATAAAAATTAAAAAAATAGGATCTAAATATACCGCATATCCAAAATTAAGAAAATGGTTTCCTACTAATATTAGTAAATATCTAGGAGACCCATATGAAATTATTGGAAGATCTGGATGGGAGATAAAAACCTTTAATTGGCTTGATAAATCTGAAAATGTTATATCATGGTCCTCAGAAGGGGTAGTAATTCCTTATATATCTCCATTAGATGGAAAGATGTATAGATATTTTGTGGATGTGTTTGCCAAGATTAAAACCGATTCAGGGATTAAGAATTTTTTAATAGAAATTAAGCCTTATTCTCAAATATTAGAACCTCCTAAACCAAAAAGAAAAACCAAAACCTATATTAATGAAATGAAAACTTATTTTGTTAATAGAGTTAAATGGAAAGCTGCTGAAGAATATTGTAAAAATAAAGGATGGATATTTTTGATATTAACAGATAAAGGAGAATTTACATATTCTTTTGTAAATAATAAAACTAATAATTTAAATTTAATTAATGAAACAAATGGAAAAAATAGATTATTCTAAACGATATCAGATAGAACATAATGGAATTAAATATATTTTTAATCCAATGGCTTTTGGAGTGGGAGCTTGGCAAATATTAACTGCTAAAGGAAAAGCCGGTCAATATGCTACTAAGAAAATTCAAAAAGAATTAAATGAAAAAATTTTTTCAAGAAAAGAGCTTCCTAATGTAATAGAAAGATTAAAAAATGCTTCTAATATTGAAAGGAAAAAATTAACTAACGAAGCTATTGCTTGGCTTCAATTTAAAGTTAAAGGATTAAAAGGAAATGTTAGAAATATTCCAGGATCAGTTAAAAATAATAAAATAATACAAGGTAATTTATATTTTTTTGTATATGATGCTAAATTGAAAGATAAACTTCCTTATTGGGATGCTTTTCCGTTAATTATATTGTTAGAAAAATATAATAATGGGTTTTTAGGATTAAATCTTCATTATTTGCCTCCAGAATATAGAGCAGTATTTTTAAGTAAACTAATGGATGAAAATAAATCTTTAATTAAAAATGCCGGAGAAATATTAAAATTAGCAATTAATTATGAAAGGGTTAAATCGGCTAAAATAAAAGGATATCAATCTTGTTTAAAAAAATATTTAGCAGATTCTAGTTATTTAAAATCGGATTTGGTTTTATTAGAACCCCATGAATGGATGATGGCAATAAATCTTCCAAATGAAAATTTTCAAAAAGCTAGAAAACAAACTGTATGGAACGATACTAGGAAAAGAATTAATTCATAAATGTCACATAATATAAAAAATTTTATAAGTTCTTTTAATAAAGCAGATTTATCACGTCAATGTAATTTTGAAGTGAGAATTACTCCTCCTCTGGGATTTTTTGCTTCTATTTTAAAATACGGAACTTTAAATATAGGGGCAATTCCTTTTGCAGTATTTACTTTAGCTAATATGCAAAATATTACTATGAGATGTGAACAAGCTTCTTTACCTCATAGAACATTTGGAACTGCTCATCAAAAAATATATGGTCCGGTTGAGCATTATCCAATTCAACATTATTATCCATATGTGACTTGTACATTTATTTGTTCTGATAATATGCATGAAAAAATGTTTTTTGATCTTTGGATGGAATATATGTCCACTTCATCCCCTGCATTATTAGCATTGAATGCTTTAGGAATAGGAGGAGCCAGATTTGATTTTGAATATAAATCTAATTACGCTGCTGCTATAAATATTAGGCAATATGATGTAGGAGGAAATTCTCAGTATAACGTATTTTTAATAGACGCTTTTCCAATAGCAGTTCATGAAATGCCGTTAGATTGGGCTTCTCAAGAAATAAATAGAATTAGAGTTACTTTTGCTTATCATTATTGGACTTTTATACCACTTTAAAATAATTCGGAGATTATATGGCTTTACCTAAAATTGATACCCCTATTCATAGATTACTATTGCCAGTTTCTAAAAAAACTATTTCTTATAGACCTTGGTTAATGAAAGAACATAAACTTTTATTATTAGCTAACGAATCTAAAGAAATTGACGATATTACTCAGACTATTAAACAGATTATTAATAATTGTAATTTATCGGAAAATGTAGAAATTGATACTCTTCCATTAGTAGATTTAGAATATTTGTTTTTAAACCTGAGAGCTAAATCAGTTGGAGAAATTTCAGAATTAAATTATTCGTGTAAAAATACCTTAGAAGACGGAAGTAAATGTGATAATCCATTAAAAGTGGAAATTAATTTGTTAGACATTAAAGTAGAAGATAATAATTATAATGATGTTATACAATTAACTTCTAAAATAGGATTAAAAATGAAATATCCTAGTTTAGAGATTATTGAACAACTTTCCCATGTAGAAATTACGCAAGAATCTTTTGATATTATTATAAAATGTATTGATTATATTTATGATGAAAATAATTTTTATTATGTTAAAGATACTCCTAAACAAGAAGTCGTAGAATTTCTTGAAAATTTAAATTCTTCTCAATTTAAAAAAATAGATGAATATTTTTCTAATATGCCTTCTTTAAAAAAAGAAATTGATATTGTTTGTGATAAATGTGGATATCATCATAAAATAATTTTAAATGGATTAGATGATTTTTTATAATAAGTGTTGGCAATGATAATTTAATGAATTATTATAAAACTAATTATTCATTAACAAAATATAAAGGAATTACTGATACGGAATTGGATAATAAAATTCCTTGGGAAAGGGAGTTATTAATAACTCAAATATTAAACGATATAAAAGAACAAGAACAAAAAATAAAAAATAAACAATACGAATTATTCTAATGGAAAAATCTAACCTAATAGTAGAACATGAAGGTAAAAAATATTTTTATAATGTAGATAAAGAAAAATGGCAAGCAAAAACTAAAACTGGCGGTAAAGGAAGATTTGCTCCTGAAGAACTTCAAGAAATTTTAAATGAATTATTTGACGAACAAAAGAAAACTGAAAATCATTTATCAGTAATTACTCAAAAATTAAAACAATTATCAGAAAAGGAAATTTCTTCTGAAATTGCTCCCGGAATCAATAAAACCGATTCTACTAAAGATGTTTTAATTAAAATATATAAATTATTACAAGAACAATATTCAATTACAAAAAAATCAGAACAAATTAAAAAAAGTAAATTAGAAGAATCTCCTATTGATATTGAAGCTAAAAAAATAGAACGACTAAGAGATGTTAAAGAAATAGAAGGAAAAGAAGAACTATTACCAGGATTATTAGGAAAAGAAAATTTAGGTAAAGGAATATTAGGAAAATTGTTAAAAGGAAAACTCTCTAAATTTTTAATAGGTGGAGGATTATTAACTGCATTAATATCTTCTCAATTAGATAATTTGGAAGAATTATTTAAAGAAGAAAATATTGAAAAGGAAATTTCTCCTTTAATAGAAGAATTCGGAAAAGGAGCTTTAATAGGAGGAGGTAGTTTATTTGCATTAAAAACTATATTTAAATCTCCTAAACTTATAGGAGGAATTGCCAAATTTGCTTTAAGATCTTTTCCAATATTAGCAGCTTCAGTAGTTTCAGGATTATTATATAAATTTTTTACTGATAGAAATCCTTTAGAAGATATAAAAAATATATCAGATGAAATTACAGACAAAATTTCTGGAGATTTTGAAGAATCTAATTTAAAAAGAGAAATTGCACAAGAAGAAAAAGAAGTATTACTTAAAAAAATAGATGAAAATAAAAAAATAGTAGGAAATACTATTGAAAATATTAAAAAATATTTTATAGATAGTGCTAATTTAATAAAATCTACATATGAATCCTTTGAAAAAAGTTTTATTGATCAAATTGATTCTATAAAGGAAAAATTAATTCCAGAAAACAAAAAATTTGGAGAGTTATTATATGGGAAAGGGACTACTTTAACAGAAGGGTTGGGGACTCAATTATCTCAACATGTAGAAATGTTAAAGAAAAATATGAATGATTATTTCCAATTTTTAAATGAACAAGAAAAAGTTAACAAAGAATTTTATCCTAAATTAATTGAAAAATTTAAATCAATGTTAAGCGAAACTTCGTCTTTGTTTAATTTTTCTTCCAATTATTTAAATTATTTAAATCAGAAAAAAGAAAAAACAGAAATTGAATTAGAACAAGAAAGACAACGAAAAATTTTCCAAGAAGAAGATACAAAAAATAAATGGCTAAGAGAACAAGGATATACCGTTGAACAAGACATGCCATTAGACCCTGCTGCAGAAACGGCTTGGAAAAAACATAAAGAAAATATAGCTATAACTGAAGGAATTCCTACACAAGGAGGGGTTGTAATTCCTTATAATTCTCCAAAAAAATTGAACATTGATATAGAAAAAGGATCTATTACCTCTCCAGAAGAAGAAGAGGAACAAGAAGAACGCGATGAAAAAATAATTAGAGAAAAAACGATTCCTATTTCTGAACCTATTATAGAAAAAACTTCTTCTAATATAGGATTAACAGAAAGAGAACAAGCATTTACTAATATTATTAGCAAATACGAATCTTCTGATTCTGATCCCTATAATGTTATATATGGAGGAGAAAAATACAAAAAAGAAGTTGGAATGGAAGATAAAAATTTAACTGATATGACTATTAATGAAGTATTAGAACTCCAAAAAAAATTAATTGCTGCCACAAAAGGAAAAATTAGTAAAGGAGATTTAGGAACTTCTGCAGTAGGAAAAGGGCAATTTATAAGTTCTACGTTACAATCTCAATTAAAATCTTTAGGAATTGATGAATCAAAATGGGACGAGGTTAAATTTACCCCAGAATTACAAGATAAATTAATAATAAAATTAGCAAAATCTTCTGGTATTGATGTTGAAAACATTGAAGATATGTTAGGAAGAAATTTTGAAGAAGTTAAAGAAAAAATAGGAAAACAATGGGAAGCATTTAGACCTGGATTTAAAGGATTTGATAAATTAGAATCTGAATTAAAATCCCTTGCAGAAATTCCTAAAGGAAAACTTGCAGAAACAGATTCTACATTAGGAAAAATGGTGGAAAGGGGAAAAGGATTTGCTAAAAAAGGAGAAGAATTGTTGAAAAAAGGTTATAATGAATTAATAGGTAAAAAAGAATTATCATATAAAGATGAAGAATATGATTGGATAAAAGAAATTTCAAAAAAAGGGAAAGATGATTCTGTCCGAATAGGAACTTTAGTAGGAGGAAGTGTTGGGGCGCTAGCTGCCACGATGAAGGCATTAACAGGAGGAAATTTTTCTGACATTATTAAAACTTTTGGAAAAACTGCTATTAAAACAGGAATTCCTGCCTTTAGTGCTGCCAAATTGGCAGGAATAGAAGAAGGCGAAACTAGCCAAATTATTGAAAAAGTTGTTTCTGAATATAAAGGAAAGTCTGTAGAAGATATAGTTTCGCAATTAGTAGAAGCTTCTGGATTTAAAATGGTTCCTTATGCAGAACATATTAAAGAAAAAAAATATACTACAGAAGAATATAAAAAAATAGGAACTCCTCATTTAGGACTTCTTCCTTCTAATGTTAATTTTGGAGAAATGATAGATAATTTTATGAATTCTTTATTAGATTCTAAAGAAGAACATAAAGACAAAAAAACTGAAATTACTATGGCTAAACAAGCGCAGACAACTTCTCAGCAGCCGGTAGTGGTAAATAATAACAATATAATGGGAGGAGGGGGAGGAATTAATTCTGGTCCTGCAATGGGGATTGCTATTGCAGCAAGGAACGATGAAAGCACATTAATAAAAAGTCAGTATTATTCGGTTAAAACAGTATAAAAAAAGGGGCTATTAAGCCCCTTAATATTAAATTTCAAAATTTACCAAGGAATATCATCATCTTCAAATCCGGACATTTCATCTAAATCAATATTGTCTGAAACTTCGTCTAAATATAATTCCTCTCTTTTATTTTCTGGAATGTTTTTGTTAGCTTGGGAATTGAGTATATTACCGGATTTTTGATTAGTATCATTTCCTAATACCCAATCAAGTCTACGTTTTAGATCGTCATATGATTTAAATTTTGAAGGGTCTATGATATCTAAAAGAGAATATTCTGACTTCCAAATTTCTTCTAATTTTGATTCGTCATCAAATAAAGGGGCTGCTTTATCAAATGAGGAATCTGAAAAATTAGGATATTCTCTTCCGTCAGATTTAATTAATTTAGCTCTAAACTTGAAATTAGCACCTTCTTCGAAGCAGAAAGGATCTTCAATTGGAATTTCTCCTTCATATACAGGTTTAATTGCTTGTTGAATCTTTTCCCAAATTGCAGGACCAAATCTCCATTTAAAAACTTTCCCTTCATATTGGGGATTCATTTTATCTTGAATTACATAAATATTAGCTACATAATGTAATTTTCTAGCACGATTTCTAACTCTATTTTTAGCCTCTTCTGTCCCTATATTCCATTCTTGTCCATTTAATTCAAATAAAGGATCTGGCTTTCCTAATGTAGTTAATGATTTTTCAATATAATATCTTTTAGTAGTACCATGCATAATATGAAAAGAATGGTCCCAATATTTTATATAAGGGAGTCCGTTTCTTTCAATATCTTGAGGAGGAGTAGGAAGGAATCTTAAAATTGCAGAAGCATTCCCTGATTTATCTAAAGAGAATTTCCAATATTCTTCTTTATTCTCATCATTATAATTATTTGAATTCAGACTTTCAATAGATTTTAAAAGTCTTTCTTTAGATGCTTCTTTAGATTTTTTTAATTGTGAAAAGTCTACCATATATATTTACCTTTAAATTAAACTTGATTAAACTTGATTAAACGTTGTCCACCTAATCATAATTTCTACATTATTTATACTACATTTTATTCTCCTTCTTTGATTACTAAATATCTTGTGATAGTAATAAAAACATTATCTACGTTTTCAACTTTCACTTTCTTTGTCGTGTAAATTTCCTATAATTGTTGATAAAATTTCTTTTATAGTAGTAGAATTGTATTTAATAAAAGGATGATATTTAATACAAGTAAATCTAAAATCTACCCATAATAAATCTTCTTTCATATAATTATGCCATTGTTTAGAAAAATTTAAAAACATGTTTAATATAATAAACGATTCTATAGTTATATCTTTATGATAAACATGATTCAATAATAAAGGATAAGAATTTTTTGTATATTCTAAACAATCTTTAAAATTTTCATATTTATTTGTTAAATAATCAATATTTGATTTAAAATTATAAGTTATTGATTGTTGTCTTTTATTCCATTCTTTATAAATTTCGTTTGACTTAATATCTAAAAAATCATTAATCCAAAATTTTCTATTTTCTACTAAATTAGCCAAATAAAAATATCTAATATTTTGTCTATATTGTTTTAAGGTTTTTTCTATTATATAATAATGTCCTTCATTTAAAATGATTTCTTTATTTGTAGAAAGTCCTTTATATTTAAAGTAATCATAAGAAACTGAATTAAAATGAAGTTTCAAATTTCTGTATAATATAACAGCTTCATTAACGTTCATAGTTAATTAAAAAATTAACATAGGATTCTTTTTTAGTAAATTATTATTAATAGCTTCTTCTTTAATTTTAGATTTAATAGAAGAACTTAATAATGTTGCTGCAACATCTAAATCTAATCCTATTGATTCACAATATTCTGTTATAATTTCAAGATAAGTTAAATCAGACGAATTTGCAATATCAATAATTGTATGTGAAAATTTAATAATTTCTTCTTCTGATGGTTTTGTCATAATTTCTTCTTTTTACTTTACAATCTTTAATTGTACCATGCTTATGCCATTGATGTCAAGTATTTCTGCAGCTTTTTTTGATAAATCTATAATTCTTCCTTTTACAAACGGTCCTCTATCAGTAATAGTTACGTATACCGATTTCTTATTTTTTGAATTAAAAACTTTGACTTTAGTTCCAAAAGGAAGTTTTTTATGAGCTGCAGTTAACTTTTTAGGATTAAATTTAGTTTTTCCGTCTGCGCACAATTTACCGGCATGTTGATAGCCATACCAACTAGCCATTCCTTTTTGATATAAAATTTCTTTTGCATTTGTTATGTTTGAGCACAATAACATAATTAAAAAAATGAAATATTTCATCGTTTCTCCTTATTGCAATTTTTCAATTGCCTATATGAGATTAGACTACTTTAAGGTAAAGCAGAAAAATCTAATTAATTAAAATTTACCTCACATATTAATAGTTATTAAAAATTAAGAGCATTATATTATTTATATTCTAATTAAATTATCTTCAAAAGTTTTTGTACATTCTCTCCAAGTATAATGTTTAATAGAATCAGTTATGTTTTGTTTATTTCTTGGAATTTTATAATAACAATCATAAATACAATTTTCTAAATTATTTCCTATAAATCCATTAACGCCATTTTTAATTAGTTCTTTAGTCCCTGGTTGATTGTCATATGCGGCTACCGGAGTTCCGGAAGCTAAACATTCAAGCAAGACAATTCCGAAAGTTTCCGAAATGCTTGGAAATGCAAATACCTTAGCATTTGCATATTCTTTTGCTAATTCGATTCCAGTTTTCTTTCCTACAAAAGAAATAAAAGGTTCGTTTTTATATTTCTTTTTTAATTTTTCTAATTCAGGACCGTCTCCAACAATTCTTTTTTGAAATCCATGTAATTCTAAATTAAGAAAATCTTCTATTCCTTTTTCTTTCGAAATTCTTCCCACATATAAAACAACAGGAACTTTATACTCAACACTTTTTCTATTAGGATTAAATAAATTAAAATCTACTCCTCTGCTCCATACTACCAAATTTTTAAATCCTTTTTCTTTTAATCTTTCTTTAATTATTTTGGTAGGAACTAAAACTTTAGAAGATTTAGAATGGAACCATTTTAAATATGTATAAGTAATATTTTCTGAAAATTTAAAATATTTGTAAAGATATTCTGCAAAGTTAGTATGATACGAGGTAGTATAATTATAACCTTTTTTATCACAATATAATTTTGCTGCTAATCCTAAAGTTCCTTCTGTTACAATATGAATATGAGTGCAATTACTATTTTCAATTTGTTTCCCAATATTCCAAATGTCTAAAGATAATTCAATTTCTTTATAAAAAGGAATTGGAATTGTATTAAATCTTAAAGGAGAAATAACTTCGCTTATAAAAGTACCAGATAAATTTTTAATTGTATTTTTTAAAGTAGAAACTACCCCATTAATTTGAGGTTCCCAAGCATCAGTAATAATTAATAATTTGTTCATATAATTTATCCTTTAATAAATGATAATATATGTGAAATAACATCTATAGTCCAAGCATTTCCTAAAACTTTATATCTTTTAGGATCTGAAATATTATTAGTATAATTATCTGGAATTGTTTGTAATCTTTCACATTCTATTGGGGTTAATTTTCTGACAATACCAGAATCTATTAAAATATTTTTATGTTCCCAGCAAGAAGCTGTAAGTGTAGGAGATTTTCCGTTCAACCCTCTAATTCCTCCTTTATTAAATCCTCTTGGAGATTGTATAATATAAACAGTATTCCAAAAAGATTCAGGTTTGGCTGCTAAACATTTTGTTCTATTAGGATTAAAGACTACATATCCTTTTTGTTCTTTAATTTCGCCAAAATTTTTGAGCCAATTAGCGCTTTCAATCTTTATATAATATTTTTCTTCAACTTCATTTTCTAAAATATCTTGTAAATATATATTTTTATCTGTTGGCAAAGTTATGTTTGGAATATTTGTCCAATAATATCTAAGACGATTTTGCGCAGATACTAAAGAAGAATTTATAAAAATTGGTTCAACCCCTAATATATTTGATATAATTTCTTTATATTCCTCTTTCATTTTAACATTTTCCAAAAGAAAATATTTTGGAGAACATTCTTTTAATAGTCTTTCATATTCAAAAAATAATTTGCTTTGTTCATCCTTAAAGGCTAATTGTTTCCCGGCCATACTAAATCCAGTGCAAGGACTTCCTCCTATTAATAAATCAATTTTTTGGCAAGTTTTTCCTTGGATATTTCTAACATCTCCTAATTGAATAATATCAGGAAAATTTTGATTAGATACTTTTATTGCATCTTTACAAATTTCTGAAGAATAATAATTATTGACTAAAATTCCTGCTCTTTCTAATGCCAATCTTCCGCAAGAAATTCCATCAAATAAACTTAATACATTCATTTAATTTTTATCCTTTTAATTTCTTTAAATTCGTTATTTATATATTCAACTAAAATAAATTCCCCTTCATAAGTTTCTAAAATTGCTGAACAAGTTTCTACAAAATCTCCGCAATTTAAAATATATTTTCCATTTATAAAGTCTAATCTATTTTTATGAATATGACCTGAAATTAATCCATCGTATTTTTTATGTTCACAATATTCATAAATGCTGTTTTCATAGTCTTCAATATATTTAATAGCATCTTTTACAGAATGTTTTAATTTTTTACTTAAAGACCAATATGGTAATCCTAATAATTGTCTAAATTTATTGAACCAATGATTTATGTCTAACATAAAAGAATATGCAAAATCTCCAATAAAATATAAACTTCTTATAATTGGGAGATCAAATCCATCTCCGTGAAGTAATATTATTTTTTTATCATGGGTTTGATATTCGTATTCTTCTAATATTTGAATATTTTCTAAATTAAAATTATATCTTAATAAATGTTTAACTTCATAATCGTGATTTCCGGTAATGTAATAAATTTGTGTTAATCCTTTTTTAGTGAGTTTTAATATTCTTTGAATTATATCAATATGATGCTTATCACAATAAAATCTATTATATTTGATTTTTTCTAAATCTAGAATATCTCCTATTAAAAATAAATTATCTGATTTGTGTTCTTTTAGAAATTTAGATAAAATTTCTGCTTTACAATGTCTACTAAATAAATGAATATCTGATAAAAATATAGATTTATAATGAGTTTTCATAATAATGGTAAATCCTCTGTAATTTCATTTATAACAAAATTATAATCTGGGCCAATTGCTATACAAGTATAAGTAGATATATTATTAAATTCGGTTAATCCTAAATCTTGTACTAAATAATGATTTATGTCCTTTTTGATGCAATTTTCTTTAATATCTAATAATTCCTTTTCTGAATTAACATACACACAAATCTTCTTTTGATTTCCTAAATACCAATTTCTTATTTTTTCTGAATTTGTGTAACAATCCATATTTCTTAATACTGCTCCTAAAACAGCGTGGCCAGTTTGAGCCACTATTTTTCCTGTTCTCATATTCAAATCTTTTCTAACTACAATTACCATTTTTAATTCATTGTTCATAAATCTCCCCTAAAAAATTATACTAATATTATATCATACTAGAAGTAAAAAGTCAAGTATTTTTTGCAATAAGATAACTTTTAACCAAATCAGATCTTAGACAATCTTCCATAGTAAAATTTATAAGATCAAATTGGTCCATTTTTTCTAAAATAGATAAAAATTGTGAAAGTCCTGATTGTTCTTTTGTATATTGAAGATCATTTTGTGCAATATCTCCACAAAAGATAATTTTAGAATTTGTTCCTATTCTAGTAATAATAGTATCTAATTCATGAAATGTCATAGACTGACATTCGTCAACAATTACAATAGAATTTTTAAAAGTTAATCCTCTTAGAAAAGAAGTTCCATCAAAATCTAAAATTCCTTTTTTAACTAAAATTCCATAAGCATCTGATCTTCCATATAATTCATTAATAATTCCTATATAAGGAGCAGAATAAGCTGCTAATTTTTCTTCATAAGTTCCTGGTAAAAATCCAACCGCTTTTGTTGGTTGCGGAGAACGAATTATAATAACTTTTTCATAATAACTTTTAATATTCATAGCATCTTGTAATCCAAGATATATTGCTAATAAAGATTTTCCCGTTCCAGGAAATCCACTTAATACTAAGTTTTGTTTATTATAATAAGAATCAAAAACTTTCCTTTGATTTTCTGTTAATGGAGTAATTTTCTTTAGTTCAAAATTTTGTTCTCTTGCTTTATTGTTATTGTTTAAATGACTTTTTGAACTTTTTACTCTAGCCATATGCTTTATATTTTCCTTGTTTTTAGTTGATGAATTTTACATAACAAAAAAGGATAATACCCTTACAGAATATTATCCTTTGAAAATTTTTAAATAAATATTTGTTAGTATTCTGAACGACTTCCGGTATCCCATCTTGATTTAATATTATGGTGAGGATTGGCAGCTTTAATACGATCTATTACTCCATGCTGGAAATCTGACGGGGGCTTGCGTATTCCTAATCTTAAAGGATCTCCTAAAGTTGGTATATAATCATAAAATCTTTCAACCTCTGGGTTTTCTTTTAAATAATCATCATATTCGGAAATCTTCATTACAATCTCAAAAATTTCTTCTGTTTCTTTATTCTTAAATGTATAAGTAGGCATTAAATATCTTTTCCTTTGGGACTAATAATAATTTTTTCTACTTTAGCTTTTTTATTTTCTTCAATTCCAAATCTAGGACCGTAATAAATTTCTATATTAGGATTTTCCTTTAAAAATGATTGAAGATCTACAATTTTAAAGAAATATTCATTAATCTCGTCCGTGTCTTTATTCCTTAATATATAATTTGGCAAAATTTAATCCCCCAATCCAATAAAAAACTTATTAATATTCTAAGATAATTTTTGCTTGTTGGTAAGCTAGAAATTAATTTATTGAAATTAATATTTAATAGAATTTTATTTATTGTAATCAAATTAGATTGAACATTATTAGTTTCTATATAATAGAAAATCTATTTTGATGCTTGTCTATGTAATCCTGAAAATTCTAATTTGTTTTCTTGAATATTCATAATTCCTTAATTTTATAATATACAAATTTTAAAAATATTCCTAATAATAGCGTTATATGAAAATATAAATTGTCTATAATAGTATTTATGTCCATTTGATTTTTAAATAATTCTGTAATGTTTATAAATAATAAAATAACTTTAAAATAAATCTAATATGATCAAAACTTTTTCTCAATTCTATCAAACTATTTATAGTGAAGTAGATGAACAATTTAATACAATAGTATTTAAACAAACAATTAATGAAGATTTTGGTGTGACGGCTCTTGGGGCATTAGCAGGAATTTATGCTCTTCATAAAATTTCTAATAAATATAACAAATGGAGAACTAAAAAGTTAGTAGATGCTGCAGAAAAAGTAGTGTCGCATAAAACTCATCCTGACGAACTTCATAAATTAGCTTCTCATAAAAATTCTGGGATTAGATATTTAGCAACTTCTAATCCCAGTCTTAGTCATAAAACTGTTAAAAAATTATTAAAAGATAAAGATCCTCGTGTAGCTAATCAAATGAATAGACATTATCCTATTTGGCTAAGGCATCAAGGAAATAAAACCTTAAAAGATGCTACAGAAAAAACATTATCGCATGAAACTCATCCTGATGAACTTCATAAATTAGCTTCTCATAAAAATTCTACAATTAGATATTTAGCAACTTCTAATCCCAATCTTAGTCACAAAACTGTTAAAAAATTATTAAAAGATAAAGATCCTCGTGTAGCTAATCAAATGAATAGACATTATCCTATTTGGCTAAAAACATCAAGAAAATAAAAACTTAAAAATTAATCCTTTATAAGTTCCTAAAAGAACCGGAGAATTATTAGGAATTTAATTAGTAATCGTCTGAACTTAGATCTCTATTTAATTTTTTAGATAATTCTTTCATTTTATTTTGTGATTCGTGACAGGCCAATCCAATAGTTCTTAGCCAAACATTATTAGTAGAATATCCTAAAGCTTTTGATGCAAGTTCTATTGTTTTAATATAACTAGGAACTTTATATTTTACATTAATTTTAACTTCTTGTTGAACAGTTTCTTTTTTATTATTTTTCTTTTTAATCATATTTTATACTCCTAATTAAATTTTCTTATCAAAAAAAGGAATTTCTAATCCTTTATATCTTTTTAATTGTCCATCAACATAATATTCAACTTGATAACTCTCTTCGTATCCTTTGGAATCCTTACGATGAATTACATTATTATTAGCATCATAATCTTTCCAATATTCGCATCCATTAGAATCTTTATAATGAATTAAATTATTATTAGAATCGTATTCTTGCCAATATTCATTTCCTCTAGAACTTTTATAATGAATTACATTGCCATTGGAATCGTATTCTTGCCATTCTTCATTTCCATTAGAACTTTTATAATGAATTAAATTATTATTGGAATCGTATTCTTTCCAATATTCATATCCTTTGGAATCCTTATGATGAATTAAATTACTATTGGAATCGTATTCTTTCCATTCTTCATTTCCATAAGAACTTTTATAATGAATTAAATTACTATTGGAATCGTATTCTTTCCAATATTCATATCCTTTGGAATCCTTATGATGAATTAAATTACTATTGGAATCGTATTCTTTCCATTCTTCATATCCATTACAATCTTTATAATGAATTAAATTATTATTAGAATCGTATTCTTGCCAATATTCGCATCCTTCGGAATCCTTATAATGAATTATATTGCCATTGGAATCGTATTCTTGCCAATATTCGTATCCTTTGGAATCTTTATAATGAATTAAATTACCATCGGAATCGTATTCTTTCCAATATTCGCATCCTTCGGAATCCTTATAATGAATTATATTGCCATTGGAATCGTATTCTTGCCAATATTCGTATCCTTTGGAATCTTTATAATGAATTAAATTACCATCGGAATCGTATTCTTTCCAATATTCGCATCCATTAGAATCTTTATAATGAATTACATTACCATTATCGTCATAATGATAATAATTTCCCAATTTATCTTTAATCCACTCCACAAATCCTTCGTGATCTCCTTGGACCTGTTTTAACAGTTCAATTGGAAATCCTTCTAGTTTATTCCTTTCAAAAAAACTAATCCCTTCTTTACAGGCTCTATTTTTGATCAATAATTCTTTCGTAATAAATTCTGGCTTCATTTTATTTCCTTTTTAGTTATATTAGAGTAACATTTAGAAGCAAAATAATTTTGATAAGCAAAATTCCTTTCTTCTTTTTCATAGTGTTCGCATATTTCTTTAATATCTTTTAAACATTTTTTACAAGAAAATTTATTAGAATAAATTTTAATTATTTTTTTATAATCAAATCCTTGTTCTAACATACATTCAATTTTACTTTCATTTAATGGTATACAATTACATATATACATCTAATCTTTCCTGGTCATATATCTATATTTTCCTCCTTCATATCGTGTTTCATAACATTTCATATCATAAAAATCTTCTGAGGAACCCCAAACAACTTTATCATTAAAAACGTATTTATTATTACGATTCATACATTTTCCTTTAAAGAATCCTCCATTATCAAACGGAATTTTATCTCTCACAAAATGTTTACAAGTATTATAATTTTTTAAATAATTCTATAAAGAAATATCAAAAAAATTTATAATAAAGATAATCAGAGACAAAATTTTCATATAATAATTTAATAAATTCTCCTTTTTCATTTTTAACGAATCCTATATTAATTTTTAACCATTTTACATGTGATTCTTTTATCCATTTTTCTTTTGTATTAATTATTGAACAAATAGGATTATCTTTTTTAGAAAAATGCCGATTTTCATTAAAAATATTATTTTTCCTTTAATTGCATTGCCACTAACCGATCTAATCCAATTGCAACTTCAAATACCATTCCATGCTCCCAATCTTTTCTAATAGAGCACCCTGCAACTTCTAAATCATTAATATACCAATCTAAGGTTTTTTCTGAATAATGAGGAAGTTCTTCGGCTTCTTTAATTTCTCCTCCATAATATCTTACTAATTGTTCTAATACCTTTTCAATATAAGGAGCTTTAGAACCATGAGATGCAAATAATTGAAATTCAATTTGATAAAATTGTATTAATCTTAATTTTGATGCTCTCATAGTATCTGGATTAGTTTCGTCTCGAAAAGATAATCCGACTTGCCAAATACATTGAGGAAGCAATTTTTGAAAATTATTAGAATTTTCTATTTTTTGATTCATAATTTCAAAGGTGCCAGCAGTGGTTTCTGGTCGTAAATATCCCCTTGAAAGAGTCTTAATAAGATTAAAATTTTCTTTAATATGACCTTCTAAATATTTTTCTGGAGTTAAAATAGGAGTTTCAGTTCTTTCTATTTTAACCCCAGGATTTAAATTTTTCCAAGTATTAAAAACAATTAAAGGGATTTCTCTAATTAAATTTTCTCTTCTGATGATTTCTTGTTCATTCCAAGAAACTGTGGCATTAGAAAAACAATTTTTCATTTATTACTCCGGATGATAATTTTTTACGTTACTCTGAGAATGTCTAATATGAGTACAATTTAGCTTTTTTGAATAATTTGATCTATCTTCAAAAAGCGTAAGGTATGTAAAATATCCTACCATAATTCCTACCATACCAAAAATTAAATAATTACTATCTTTCTTTTCCATATAATTCTCCAAATTTATTCAAATAATTAATAAACCAAATTAAATTCAATTTTAGAAGTAATATAACAAATTTTCTTTACTTAGTCAAGAAATTCTTCACGGCCATACACAAAGACATTTAATTTAATATCAAATTTATTCTTAATGTTTATTCTATAAGAATGAATGTCTTTTTCAGTATTCATGATCTTAAATTTAAAGGGCCAAAATTTCCATATTTTTAACCCATTATAAGCTTTAATAATTTTTTCGTGAAGTTCCTTTTCTTTTTATCTAAATCTTTATAAATTTGATCGACATATTTTAAAATAAAATTAATGGAAATTTTAAATTTCATTCTCTTCCTCTTTATCAAGAGATTCTTCTAAAGCATATTTTTTAGCATATTCTTCTGATGTTAAATAAGATTCGCTTTCGCATATTTTGTTAAATAATACTTCCAAATCTCGTAATTCTACGTATTGATAAATAATATCATTGATTTTATAAGTCATATCATTTCTCTATACATTTTCATGAATTAAATTTAAATCTACTAACTAAGGCTTAGAAACTTTAATAATTTTCTTTATATACACATTTTAATTCTCAAAAGAGTTTACTAATTCATCAAAGTTATCCTGCTTCTTCTGAAAACGCTGTTAATTTGTGCAAATTTCCTGACCACTTGTTATGAGCACTTTATTTCTGTTTTTTATTAACATTCATGTCATCCTCCTATAAATCCAAAATTATGCTTAGTATCTTTAATATTATGTTTTGAATTATATATTTCTGCAACTGTCCACAATTCTTCAGATTTTTCTAATAAACCAACCCCAATCTTATTAGCTAATTTTTTGGCCTCTTCTTTATTTAAATATTCAAATTCTAATAAATCAAAACATCTTCCTGGTCTAATAGTGGCTTTATCTAAATCTTTCACATTTAAATTGGTGGTAAACACAATTTTTTTCTTAGAAGAAACTAATCCATCTCCAACATTTAAAATTTTGTGGGCAACTGGATTTCCTTCAATTCTTGATAGTAAAAGAATATCAATATCTTCTAAAATTAATATAGTTTCTTCTGAAGAAATAAATTCTGCGAAAAAATCGTCAGTTTCAATACATTTCATATCATACGAAATCATAGATTTCATTCCAGAATATAACAAAAGTCCTTTAATAAAAGTTGTTTTTCCTGTCCCAGGAGGTCCGGCAAGAATTAAAATATTAGCATTAGAATTTAAATATTCTTCATAATATTCTTCAATACTATTATATTTTTTTTGTATAAAAGGATACATTTCCACAACAGGATAATTATCCTCATTAAAAGGAATTGTTACATGATCTTGATATGGACCATATACCCATTTAATAGTATTTTTGATGACTTCAAAATTACTTTCAATATAATTAAAAAAATCTGAAATTAACTTATCATCCCCAATTCCAGTAATATCAATTTCTCTGTACATCTTTCTAATAGAAATGATAAAATCATCATTATATTTTAATAAATATTTTTCTTTGTTAAGTTGAATTATTTGTACGTCAGAAGAATAATATTCAGAAATTAATTTATCAAATTCGTCGGATTTAATTGCAAGTTGGCTATTTCGTTGGTGAACATTTAATCCTTTAGAAGATCTGGAATAAATAAATTCATTTATAATTAAATCAGAAAGATATGAATTTTCTAAGTGTAGTTTATTACCAATTTCCATAAATCCACTCCCTTTTATATTTTTGTTAAGATTATTTAAATCTGATCGGAATACAATACTTATTTTCGATTGAATCATACATTTCAGTAATTAAATTATTTTTTATTTCATGTTTTTTATAATTAAATAAAGCCCCTACAGAAGTAACTATAATTAAGAAATTTCCAAAATAAAAATTAATTATACCATCTTTATCTAATATTTGAAAAATTGGAATTTCTGAAATAATATGTCCTAAATAAGTTCCTATAGTAAATCCAATTGTTAAAAATGTTATATATGCAGCCCATAAAATAGCCGCAATAATTGCACCTCCTGTTATCAACATTATATATAGACATTATTGATGCAAGCAATAATCTCCAAATTAAATTACAACTTGTTAAATTACGACTAAGTTCAAAGAAAAATAACCATTTATATAACAAACTATTTTGCAATAATATAATTTCTTTCATATTTAATCCTCAATTAATTCTACCGGAACTACTTTGTATTTTTTTAATAATAAAACAATCAAAACACTTTTTTTGTTCTGCTTCTGGCAATTCAAAAATTCTTTTAATTAATTCTTTACTCCCATCATATATTTCAGGAAATTCAAAATCAATTCCGTTATTATCAAAAATTCTTTTTAAATTATAATCATCTACCACATCATTCCATTTATATCCATAATAATAAAAATCAATACTATTCCAAAACTTTAAATTTTCTAAAAAACAGAATTCTTCAGCTTTTTCTTTGGTTTTATAAATTTCTGTTACTTGATATGCTCCATCTTCTGAAGTATAATAAATTTCATCATTATATTCATAATTAATTTTAGCAATGGCAAAATAAGTATTCATATTTTGTACTCCTAATTAAATTTTCTTATCAAAAAAAGGAATTTCTAATCCTTCATATCTCTTTAATTGTCCATCTCCATAATATTCAATTTCATAACTCTCTTCGTATCCATTACAATCTTTATAATGAATTAAATTATTATTAGCATCATAATCTTTCCAATATTCATTTCCATAAGAACTTTTAAAATGAATTACATTATTATTAGCGTCATAATCTTTCCAATATTCATATCCATTAGAATCTTTATAATGAATTACATTATTATTAGCGTCATAATCTTTCCAATATTCATATCCATTAGAATCTTTATAATGAATTACATTATTATTAGCATCATAATCTTTCCAATATTCGCATCCATTAAAATTTTTATAATGAATTACATTATTATTGGAATCGTATTCTTGCCAATATTCATTTCCATAAGAACTTTTAAAATGAATTACATTATTATTGGAATCGTATTCTTGCCATTCTTCATTTCCATTAAAATTTTTATAATGAATTAAATTATTATTGGAATCGTATTCTTGCCAATATTCATATCCTTTGGAATCCTTATAATAAATTAAATTATCATTGGAATCGTACTCATACCATTCTTCATATCCTTTAGAATCCTTATAATGAATTACATTACCATTGGGATTATAATGATAATTATTTTTTAATTTATCTTTAATCCACGCCACAAATCCTTCGTGATCTCCTTGGACTAATTCTAATAGTTCAATTGGAAATCCTTCTAATTGGTTTCTTTCAAAAAAACTAATCCCTGCTCCACAAGCACCAACTTGTTCAAGCCATTTCTTAGTAATAACTTTCATGGTAATTCTCTTCTAGTCAATAATTAAAACGTTGTCTTTCTTTATTTTAATTCCTATATTACTTCCAATAATTTTCTTATTAACAAATTCAATTCCTTTAAAACATTCTGATAAACTCATTATTTCTCCTAAATCATCTAATACATGCTGTTCTGCTATATCTCTAACAGACACTTCTTTCCCATTAGAATTAACTATATAAGGCATTTTTATCCATGTGCCATCCCCCTTTTGTTTCATGGTTCCAAAAACTTGTTCACATAAATAAATTCCAAAAGAATTATGAAGTATCATTCTATGTCTTGAATCGGCTATATGAGCTTTTGTTTGATCAAAGAAATTATGAATTTCAATATAATCTTCCGGAATTCCACCAAATTTTTTAGAAGATATTTTAGCGTGAATTAAAGGTTTCATATTGTTATCTAATCGTGGTCGTAATTGTCAATTTCAAATCCTTCCTTGGTAGCAGTAACTTCAACATGATTCCCAAACATTTCCATGAAAATTTCTCTCATCTCAGAATTATTAAAAATTTTATACAATTCTTCAACTTTTTTAACATTGCTAATTTTGTAAAGTTCTTCTGCTCCATAATCTAAATCATAGATAATTAAATCTTCTTTTGAAATATCAGCTCCTTTATATTCTCCATAAGAACTAACATATTCTTTTATATTCTCCATAAGAACTAACATATTCTTTTATATTCTCCATAAGAACTAACATATTCTTTTATATTCTCCATAAGAACTAACATATTCTGGGCTTCCATTAGAAATAATTGGGAGGTTTACTCTAAAAATACATTCTTCACCATCGTTATACCAAGGGGTAAACTGTGCCCATTTTATAACCGTAATTTCAGGAACTTCTTTAAAAAATTCAGAAATAAATTCAAAAAAAAGATTTTTTAATTGGCTGCTAAAAATTTTCTTTTGTTCTGTATAATCTTTAATTAATTCATTAATATTAATCATTTTAATCCACCTTTGTTATATTGTTAAAAGACATAAATTTTTTATTACTTTTCCTTCCCTTTTCTGTTCCGCTCATCCATTCTTGAATTTTTATATTATTCAAATATTGTTCCTCTGTAGGAATAAATCCTAAATCTTGGATAATATGATCTTCTCATATATCTCTTACTAATACTTGTTTATTATCACTATTTACAATAAAAATTCCAAAAACTTGTTCGCATAAATAACATCCGGAACGCATGCCTTTGAAAAATCTATAAAATTATGAATTTTTATATAATCTTCAAATTCGTAGTGAATATCATCTTCTTATCATTCATCTTAATCAACCCATCCCCAATATTTAAAAACTTATTCATCAAAACATTTCCATCCCTTCAAGGAAGAATAAATGTATCCACATCCTCTAATATCAAATATCTAGAACTATCAGAATTTATAAAACAAGTAAACATTCCTCTTCATACGTAATCACTGCACCCTTATCACCATAACTTAATAATCCTTTCAAAAACGTAGTCTTTCCAGTTCCAGGAGTCCCCAATAATAATAAAATATTAGACAACAATTCTAAAAATCTTTTATAATACTCAGCAACACTACTATATCCCTTCTTCCCCAAAATAGAATAAAATCCAATTCCAGGAATCTCTTCCTTATCAAATTTAATATCTGTAAAACTCATCCCTTTATCAGTATAATAATACCTCATTAAATTTATATTCCTTTTATAATCTTTAAATATTTCATCAACTTTCCCTTTAATCTCTTCATAGTTCCTCTTCCCTAAACTATATAAATCAATCTTCATCGAACCATAAGTTCTATAAGTTAATACAATAAAAGAATCTTCAGAATCGAAAATATATCCTTCCCCAAAATTCATTACCTTATAATTTTCTATAATACTTTCTATAAATCTCTCAATATCTTCTTGATCATTAATTACAAAACTTTCTCCATAATAAATATCATTCCCAATATTTTTAATATAAAAATCTGTAACTAACTTAGTAGAAACTATTTCTTATATATTATTAATATCAGCGTTAATATTAATACCAATTTCCATAACATCCCCTTATTAAATTTTTCTTATAATATTTAAAACAATACAAACATAATTTATTATCAATATTAAATTTAATATCAGTAATATAATACAATATAAAATACGTTTTGTTTAATATAATTATATCTTTTTATTTTTTTTACTTTTTATTTTTTTTACTTTTTATTTTTTTTTTACTTTTTATTTTTTTTTTACTTTTTATTTTACTAATGGTTTTGTGTGTTAAAAACAACAAAAATAATCGAATGGGGTCCCCTTAGGGGACCCCATTATCTAAAGAACGTTAATTCTCATCCTCATCCTCATCCTTGCTCCACCTATATCCTTGTGAATCCTCTTTGTATATCACATTCCCTTCTTCGTCGTACTCCATTACAACCCAATCATTTCCTTCCTTGTAGTAAGTCAAATTCCCTTTTTCGTCATACTCTTTCCAATACTCTCCCCATCCATTATCCTCCCAATGTACGACATTCCCTTTTTCGTCATACTCCATCCATTCCTCGTATCCTCCATTGTTTTTATAATGTATTAAATTCCCTTTTTCGTCATATTCCTTCCAATACTCCATCCCGGAGTCATCCCATCCATGGACGACCTTCCCTTTTTCGTCAGATTCCTGCCAGTACTCCATCCCGGAGTCGTCGATTCCATGGAAAACATTAATTTTAGCGTTCATAACAATATTTCCTATAAAAATATTATCAAAAATCTGGATACGCTTTTTTTGTATCCATTGGCGACTATTTTACACCAGTAAAAAAACGCTTGTCAAGC